TGCTAATAATCCAATTACTATACCGGTCTTAACTGTATTTGCTTTTGCATAGGCTCCAAGTTGATCAACTATCTTTAAAATATTAGACTGTTCTGTTTGATTTGCACCCAGCTTAGAGAGATTATCACGAATTGATTTCTTCTTTTCTTCAAACATTCTATCAAAATCTTGAACCGGCTTGGTATTTTTGATGTTTTCCCACAATTCATTAAATTTTTTATTCAGTAACGCAGTAAGTTTTTCCGCTCCACCAACCGCGGCAACGGCAGCACCAGTAACACCGTACGGTAGAACATTGGCACCACTTAGAGCCGTTCGTGCAACTCCACCTGCGATTTGTCCTCCCTTTTGGGTTAAACCTTTTAACACTCCACTCTTTTTTACAGGAATACCTCCGATAGCATCAGGTACATTTTTGTCGAAAGTTTTTAATTGAGCAAAATAATCTCCCAAACTTCTTGTGAAATTTTTGTTTCTTAAATTGAGATATGTGGTTTCATATTCACCTTTTACCGATCCACCTATCTTACTTTGAATAGCTTTTCCCAAACTACCAAATCCACCAGCACTAGCGAGATTACCCACAGCATTAATAGCACCTTTACCAAATCCAGCAACCTTAGCTGCAAAGTTATCACCAAATTTTTCTTGAAGAATTTTTTCGGTGATTTCGATTGATTGAATCTCCATTACCAATTCTTTTTGTATAGCCAGACCATCACGATAATATCCAAAAAATTCTTTGGTGCGATTACCGTGAATTGATTGATATTGATCATAAAATTTAACTTCTTCGTTGAGAAGTTGTCTAGAATAAAAAGTTTCAATTAAAAGAGGTGAATTATCCATACAATATAAATATAATTAATTCTATAAAAAAAGCATAATATTGTTACATCATCTTATTTTTTGGAATAGTTCGTCGACTTATTATATTCTTTAGATTCTTTTTCTTTGATCTCGGTGAGTTGTTTATAGTAGAAATTTCTCAAATAAACAGGTAAATCATAAGCTATATCAACATTTATAGCTCCTTGACTGTAATAACCAAGCTGAAAAATCTGTTGATGTAAGTAAACTTTATACTCCGGTGTCAGGCCAAAAAAAGGATACCGACAACGGTATGCCCATCCTTTCGTTGTGTTGGCAGTCGGAACACTCAAAATCAAACGCCATGTCGATATCAGGTGTATTTTCTTTAACGTAGATTCTAAATGCTAAACTATCCTTGGATAACAACTGTTGATCAACAAACTTGTTGATAATCTGTCGATCTTCGTTTCCGTCCACACTGACAATCATTTTTTTCAAACGAGTAGTGATTTCAGCCGAAGCTCCTGACTTGTTGATTTTGTTGAGTGCAGTCAATTCTTGTTCGATCGAACTTTCATCACGATGTGTCAATAACTTGTATTTTAATGTTACTTTTGACGCGGGTAAAACAAATTCAAATAAATTTACTCCACGTTCATACTTTTCAAACTCAAACTCTTTGTTATTTACTTTTGATAAATCTATCAAACAGTTGTTTTCTTTTCCACATTTAGGACATTTAACTTGAAGTGGTCCATAACTATCGCCATACGCCAATCTTCTTGATGCGACAAATAGAGCATTTTTATCGCCAATTAATAATTCATCGGTTTTAACTCCATCGGTAACAATCAAACTCTCCAAAAGTTTTTCCAACACCACTCCTTTTTTAATCAAATTTTGACTCGTTAAAATATCTTCTTCTTTTGCAGTCATGTATTTTATATCTACAACACCTTTACTTAAAGGTGAATTTGAGTTGTAAAAATATCCCTCGCTAGGCAATCCAATCGTTTCTGATGGATACTTGGGTTTCTCGACTGGTTTACTAGCAGGTGATTTAACTGCCAGTCTGACTGAATCAGGAACGTTAATCGAAGTTTCTTTTTGTGGTCGTGTAATATTAATTGTATCTTCTTCCATATAACATTATGTTTTCAATATATAGTAACCAATTACTTTTTTTTCTTTTTATATTTAATGTATTTTTAAAATTTACTCTTTTACGATTGATGCGGCTTTAACAGCTGCCTCTGTAGATTTAACTTTTTCTTCTGCATTTTTTACCGACTGTTCTTTTTCAGTTAAATCTTTTTCTCCAGAATCTTTTGCAGATTTTAATGATTCTTGTGCTTTATTCAAATTATATTTTGCTTTTTCTAATGATTTAGATTTTGCCTTTAAATCAAACTCGTCACGTTTTAATTCTAAGTCTTTTATTTCTTTATCAAACGTCTCGTTTTCTTTATCTTGTTCATTTTGTTCCAAGATAATTCTTATATAACTTCTCACATATTCTTTTAATTTAACTTTTTTATTCATATAGTTTCAGTAATAAATATATAAAAATAAAAATTATTTTGAAAAAATCCACTTAGAGTGTCCACAATCCCAAATTCTATCGTAATTATTAAGTTGCATATTTTGCCATTCGGTTAAATTTTTATCAAATTTATTCAGTTTTTTATCAAGATTGTGTTTAACAAACCCGTATCTATGTAATCTATCTGGATTGCCATATTTAATATAAAAATAATTAGGCGGCGTGTTTGATTCAAAAGAAAATCCTAACTTTTTATAAATATCTCCAATACTCCACCTTCTATCCGCGTATGATATTATTTTCTTAGGATTGTAAGTCTTTATAAAATATTTAATAAGTTTACTAGCTCCACCTATTATCAGATTTTCTGAACAATATCTATACATTTCGTATTCATCTTCTTTATGTTTGTTTCCTAGAATGACTCTGAGTTTTCCAAATGTCATAACCGATACAAGGTTTCCTTTAAAAATTAAAGCTAACCGTATCGATGAATTGCATTTTCCCTGAAGATGGTGTGTTTCCAAAAACTGATCGCAATCTTTTGAATTAATCTCTTGGATTTCACAGTCTCTAGCATAAATCTTATTTTTTGCATTTTTACCTAAAATGTGAGATAGTCGAGTTTTGACCACGTTTTCTTTTTTAATCCACTCATCCTCAAATATGTGAATAAGTCTAATGTTCTTCTGAAGACATTCTTCTGTTTTTTTTAAATGATACATTTTTGATTTTTTTCCTGCCAACTCACTGTGCCAATATGTTCCGTCAAATTCTATTGCAACGTTTTTAGCCGGAATGTATATATCAAGTTCACCCGAAATAATACCTCTTTGTTTTTTTTGTATTTCCACTTCGGCACCCATCAACGATTTGATATAATCGGATATTTCTTGTTCCATAATCGATGTTCCTCGAATGTATGGATTGCAAACCAAACATCTGGGAATATGTCCGCCGTCTATGTGATCTTCAAAAATTGCCTCACACTTATTACATTTAAATTTATATAAATTTGATTTATCCGTCGTAACATACTCTTCGTTTTCAAAACAAACAGAAACATGTTCGTTTATTTTTGGATTGGATCTTAACTTTTCCCATCGACGCAACCGATTTTTTTTAACCATTTTTAATTTTATAATATCAGAATTTACAGGTATTTTATTTCCGTATTTTTCTATATTGGTGTTGTGAATTTTAGATTTAATTGACTCACATTTAAAAACATTATCACATCCGTATTTTTTTCTAACCGTGTTTTTTACCTTTTCTTTGACCATCTTAGATTGTGATGGATTTTCCGTTCCGTATTTTTTTAAATTTGAAATTTTTATTTTTTCTTTTACCACGTTTGATTGAAAAGAACACTCAACCCCAAAATTCTTTTTATTTGTAGTTTTAATCTTATCGATGACCTCCGATGATTTTGACGCATTATTTACGCCGTATCGTTCTAAACACGTTTTTTTTGCTTTTTCTGGATTAACATACGTCTCAGATCCATATTTTTTTAATTTTGTGCTCTTTATTTTATCAATACGATTTTTGTCATTCGCCGTCGCTTGAGAACTGCATTTAACACAACAAAATCTTTGCTTTCTTTTTATTAAAGATTCAAATTCGTTATTACATACTTCACAATTTTTTACTATATAATATGTATTTTTTAATTTTATCATGCGTCTCCACCTGTCATTCTAACTTGAAATACATATAATTCAATCCATTAAAAAATAAAAAAGTTCGCCGGTTTAGTGGCGAACTTTCTTTGATATCCTTTAAACAATTTTTAGAATTGGAGGATACAGTAATCCATACTGAGAGTTATGGTGATTCCTATATGCTCGCCGTCGTTACTCCAATCAAGCGTACCGAAGTTGGTTGTACCTGTGATAAATGCTCCTTTAAGAGTCCACTCTTCCACTTTATCTCCAACAGGTCCTAGAACGTTAATTGTGACATCTTTTTTGTAAAAATCACTATATCCGTCTCGACCAGTCACTGATTCGTGGTGTAAACGAATCCATTCCATGACTGCTTGTGCGCCGGACGGAACAATTGGATCATACAATTCTATTGTCACATCTTCCCATTTGCTCTTTCCACGATATTTTCTTTGAATGTTGATGTGGTTTAATTCTTTTACAGCTGCGGTAATTTTGGGTCGATCTGTTTTCTTGATTAGGAAGGACGGAATTCCATCAAGATACATGATAAAGCGATTTTGAACTTTAGGTTCGAAAGCTGTGAAAAAGATTTCATTGGATTGTAATAAGTCTGCCATAATTTAAAATTCCTTATTTTGATGTTTTGATGTTATATTCATCGTTGAGTATAAATAATAAAAAAAACAAAAAAAATGATTTTAATTTTTACTTTAATAATTATATTTACAGCTTTCGAACTAAAAGGTAATATTTTATGGGTAGACGTAGAAAGAATCCGATTAACGTGACAAAACAATGTCCAACATGTGGCGTTAATTTTTTAATTAAATATTCAAAACAACATCAAGTTTATTGTAGTCGAGCTTGTTCACAGAAATCTCCATCGGTTATAGCAAAAATGAAATGTAGTCAAAAAGAAACGTTTATTGAAAAATATGGAGTAGAACACCCTATGTTGACCGATGCTACAAAATTAAATTTTAAAAAATCGATGTTGAGTAAATATGGTGTTGATCATCCAAGTCATATGGATGGACACAGGGAAAAGGTTAAGTTAACATTGAAAAACAGATACGGTGCTGAAAATTATAACAATCTTAAACAAATGGAAAAAACCATGTTTGACAGATATGGGGTTGTGAACTATAGAAAAACTTCAGCTTGTTCGGACAAAATAAAACAAACGTGTTTGAAAAAATATGGTGTGGAACATGCCTCTCAAAGAGAAGAGCTAAGGCATAAACATCGCTCGAATATGTTTATTAAATTTAAAAATTTGCCAGAATTTGAGAATTTTACACCTCTGTTTAGTTTAAATGATCTACAGGGAATGTCTTCTGAAATTATTAGATACAAATTTAAATGTAACCGATGCGATTCTCTTGATTTTTACAAACTTATAGATGGAAGTAAACCTTTATGTAAAAAATGTGATAAAGATATTTTATTTAAAAACCAAAACGAATTGTGTTTGTTTTTAAAAGATATTTTAGAAAAAGATGAAACGATTATTGTTGATGATCTAACTATACTATATCCTCAAGAAGTAGATTTATATATTCCATCGAAAAAAATTGTAGTCGATCTTGTGGATTTGCAATCTCACAGCGAATTGGTTGGCGGTAAAAATAAAACATATCATTTGTTAAAAACCAAAAAATGTCTGAGAAAAGAAGTTGAGTGTGTTCAGATTTTTGAAAATGAATGGAATGATAAAAAAGAAATAGTGAAATCAATTTTA